CGTGATGGCGCTCGCGTCGCGCGGCGCGTTCAATCTCAATCTATCGTTGAACAACGGCGGCCAGACGGGCCCGGCTTCAGTGCTCGCTGCGATGTCGACCGGTGCGACGTACGCGGGTCAGGACAAGGCGGGCAGTATGGGATACAACACTGCGCCGAAGAATCCAAATATCGGCAACCCAGGTGCGGTGACTAACAACGGCGGCGTTGTTGGGAGCAACGTGCCGTAATGGACGGCATCGCGGACTAAGATGGGAGCTACAATTCCGGTGGCTAATAACGTATCGTTAGGTAATCAGATTCAAATTACCTATAATGCAGTACTGTTAGCTAAACTATCCGCGATAGCCGCATTGGCGCCAGTACAGTTAACTCCAGCCGCATTGCGGGCTCAGCTGTCAGCCATAGCGTTGGTTAATCCCTCGCAAGTAGATTTAACCGCGCTGTTGACACAGTTGTACGACAACACGTTGGAAGTGAGTTTGTAAACACATGGCTAAATTAAAAGCCGCGCGACGCAACGCGTTGCCGAAAAGCGAATTCGGCATACCGGGTTCGCGCAAGTACCCCATGCCCGATAAGAATCACGCTCGTAACGCGATGGCCCGCGCCAGTGAGATGCACGCCAAGGGTCGACTCTCATCGAGCCAGCTCTCAGAAATTCGCACCAAGGCGAAGCGTAAACTGCAAGGTAAATAGACGTGGCGCCCAGCTCCGTCAGTTTCATCATCTCGTCTGCCTTCAGCTTCAACGGCCCGTTTTCAAGCGGCAATAGTTTAGGTGGGCAGGGATGGTACGGATCGCAGTTCAACGGCGGCACCGGTTCGGCAGGATATCCCGTCACGAATCCGCCGACAGTCAATGGCGCAACGGTTGTCGGCATCTGCAATGGGCTTAACTCTACCGCTCCTGAGTTGACGTTCAGCGTGATGATGGCCGGGACGCAGAACACAAGCTCGTTCTCGTCTATCCAATACAACGACACGGGCGGCAACGCGCTGGAACTTCTCACGAGCGCGGCCACCATCAACACAGCGTCGTATCCAGGATACACGGTTTTCACTTGGAATCTTTCCAACGAGACGCAGCAGATCCCGGTCGGGGTCGCGGTGTTCTCGTTCAACTATGCGACTAGCGGTGGCGGCGGTGGCTCAACTCAGTCAACTGTCACAGCTGGATACGTTTCAGTTGCGCCCTCGTACATCGTTCCGAGCGGTAGTTTAAACGTATACGGTTACGACATCTCGAAGAGTTGCGGCAGCATTACGCCAAACCCTACTGACATCGGTAGTTCGCAGATAACTTCCGCATTCGAGGTTACAGGCTACGGCTACGTCACGCTGATCATTGCCGTGGTCGGCAGCGCGGCTAAGAGTCTTTTCAGCCAGGTCACGGTACAGAAGACTGGCGGCAGCGCGAACACTTATTTGACGAGCGCCGCGCAGTTCTACGCTTCCGGCGGCAGCACGTTCACCATCAACGGCGGGAACCTCACGGTCGGTGCGCCGGGTGTATCGGTTTGGGCATGGCAGATCACGACCGGCGTCACGCCGGTGAACTTCGCCAACGGCGTCACGACGACGTTGACGTTCCCGGCGGCGCCCCCGGCAGTGTGCCAGGGTCAGGCGGGGCAGGCGAGCGGCGGCCAGACGCTGACGCCGAATTGGAATGTGAATGCGCCAGCGGGGCGCGGCGGGGATGTGTGGGGCGCGTTCGGTGGCGGCGTGACGCCGATCAACGGATGCCCGCCCGTGCTCGCGCTCGCGAGCCGCTGCCAGGCGCCGACGAATTTTGAATTGACCGGCACCCAGACAGGCCGCACGATTAACCCGAATCAACGGACCATCGGCGGCGAGCTTTCGACCGGAGTGCTTTCGACATTGACAACTGACGATGCTCTACCGGAAGGTGGAAGCAACGCAGGGTAATGTTCACGTTACGTGAACAAGATGATTCGCTGAACAGCAAATCAGCGACGTTTGATGTAGAGCGAGGATTTTATAAATGACAGCTCAAGGCGTCTTTCGAGACGATTTTTATAACGCGAGCGCGGTGCTGACGCAGGCACAGGCGACCGCAACCACGCAGGCCACGTCCACCGTTTATACGGCGTCCGCTATGGCTGGCGCGAACCAGGTTTTCATCGAGCAGTCCGGTAACTCGGGCGCGCAAGCGGTGACGACTGATACGGCTGCCAATATCATCGCTTGGCTACAGCAAGCTGTTGCAGCTCAGATCAAAGCGCAGATCGCTGGTTTGGAATCAGGTCTGAATCCGCCCATTGGCGTTCCGAACCTCTTCAACTTGTCGTATACCCTCACCATCGTGAACAGCAACACGAGCGCGGGCGTCATCACGTTGTCAGGTGGCACAGGTGTCACGATCAGCGGTACGGCGACGGTTGCGGTTGGCGCGAGCCGAACGTACGTTGTAACGATTACCAGCTCGAATGCCGTTACACTTACGAACGCGATGAGTGGCACGAACTAAACCCTAGCGGGTAATTTGCAGATTCAAATTAACGCCCGATAGGGCAGAGGAATTTCAAGTGGCTAAGAAAGTAATGGACAAGATGGACAAGGGCAGCGAAGAGTACGTGAAGGGTCGGCGCGCTGGCGTCGAGGGAACGTACGGCGAAGATCGTCCTGGCAACAGCGCCGAGAAGACGATTTTCCCCGCTGGCGGTAATAGCGATGGCGGCGGCGAGGATGGTCTCGGCGCGGTCGCGTCGCGAATTTATCGCAAGGCTGTAGAGAATCGTGGCGACGACATGGGCGACAAGGCTCTGACCGAGCGGTAGTCTGTGCCTTCGAGCACACCGAAACAGGCTAAGTTCATGGCCGCCGTCGCGCATGGGATGAAACCCCGCGATGGCGGCCCGTCTGTTTCCGTGGCAAAAGAATTCTTTCACGCGGATCAGGCCAAGAAGAAAGGCAAACGCACGCGCGAACAGCGCGCAGATCGAAAACGTGCCACCGATGAGTGGGCGCAAGGCAAACGGAAAATACATGAGTAAACGAAATTCATTTGTAACCGTCGACGGCGGGCGCAACAGCGACGGCGGCGGTGATGGCGAAACGGCTGCAGTATCGAAGCGCTCAACCAAAGGCATGCGCCCTGGTCCGGGCACCAAACTGTCCGACTCGAAGACCCCCGCCCCATTCAAAGCGAAAAATTGGAGCCGTGGCGTGAATCGCACGATTGCTAGCAAAGGCACGAGCGATGGCGGCGGCGACGCACTCAATGAATGGTGTCTCGGCAAGCGCAAGGGGTACAAGTAATGAGTATCGATACAGTCTTCCAGCCGACCGGTCCTTTGATTTTGGTGGGCACTACGCCTGTTCGAATCATGCTACAACCGGAAGCCGGCTCATACTCTATTCGCGTTCGCTGTTTGGCAGCGGCGGGATCGAGCGCTTGGTTTTCATACGGCCCCTCTGCGGCTTCATTGACTGGCGTGACCCCAGCCGCACCTACCGGTGCAACGGTTGCGACCGCATCTCCAAATACTGTCGGCATGTTTGGACAGACGGTAGAGACGTTTGAAATTCAGGGCACCAACTTTATGGTAGCCAGCGCCGCTGGCGCGTTTGAAGTGCTGCCGGGACGAGGAGCGTAGGAAAATGACGCTCAGAGCAGTAGCCCCTTCCAGTAGCGGTGGTGGAGGCACAGTGACATCCGTCTCATTAGCAGACGGATCCACGACGCCAATATTTGGCATCACAGGTTCACCCGTAACAACGTCAGGCACGCTAACAGAGACTCTGTTACCTGAACCTGCGAATACAGTGTTTGCTGGGCCCGCCAGCGGTGCAGCTGCGCAACCTACCTTTCGCGCATTAGTTTCCGCAGATATTCCAACTTTAGGAGCAAACCCAACCGCTAGCGTAGGGCTTACAGCTGTAAACGGAAGTGCTACAACCTATTTGCGCTCTGATGGCGCTCCTCCCCTTTCACAAGCAATTGTTCCGACCTGGACAGGGGTGCATACCTTTAGTGCAACCGCCGTATTCAATAACGGTTTTACGGTTAACAGTTCAAACATAAACTTTAACGGTTTTTCTGTTTTCAATGGCGGAATTTTGACGTCGTACATTGGTATTACTGGACGCATTTTATCTTTTAATGGAGCTACAGCTTCTGTTGTTGCTACTACAGGATCCATTTCTGGACAAGCTGGCGGTCCGCTATCAGGATCGTTTACGTCAGGCACGACAGGAACTTTAACAGTAGTCATTACGCTTCCAAGTTCTGGAAACGTGGGATGGAATTGTTTTACCAACAATGAAACTCATCCCGGAGCAGCAAATCTTCTGTATCAAAGCGCGGATACAAGTACTTCCGTAACATTGACAGGCACAACCGTATCTGGAGACGTGATAGTTTGGTCATGTCCATTGGCGCGTTAAACATCACACAAGAGTGAGGACTGTATGAAATACAATTTATTGGTTGAGTTGCGCGATCACGAAGATAACGTGGTGAAAGAAGTGATTAAAGGGGCTGAGACGGTCGTTACCGTTAAGTTAGCATTCCTACGAGCGTTGTTGGCCGATGGGCAGCACAGCGTAGAAGAGAAAATGAACCGCTTCGAGCTTTTTTTGAAGCTTAAAGCACAAGAACTCGTGGATCTCGGTGCTGAGGAAGTATCTCTACTACATAAAGCGGTAGAGATATATTCCACCATGTTCATGGGTAGACTCAAACATTATTTGGATCAAAAAGAAGGGTAACATGGCAGCGAAATCAATTAGCCCGCTGATAGGCGCGCTGTTCAATTCGGTGACTCCTCCTGCAGAAGATAAGAAACGCGCGAAGAAATCACGCGGCGAGAAGTCTGTGACCGAGCCCATGCAGCAGCACGGTGAATTGGCGAACTCCAAAGAGCCGAAGATGCCGACCATGAGCAGACAGATCAAAGATTCTGCGCGCCACGCCAAAGTGCGCGCGACGCAGGATTGGGTAGAAGGTCGTATGTCGACCGAGCAGCACAAGCGCATCCATAATCGCGCGAACCATGTGCTCAGCAACAAAAAGCCGCATGAGTTTAAAGGCAAGAGCGGCGAGCGAATGCCGAAGAAAGGCAGTCTCGGATGGTAATCGTTAGCCAGGTACGGACAGGTAAAGTTTTAGTCACGGCGAGAACGAATCGTCAGTGGCAAAGAAACGGAGCCTAAATGGGCGCTATAGGTAATAGATACCTGCAGGGACTTCCAAACCTGCCTTTTGCTCAGATCAAAGTTTACGCCAATACAGACGTATTCTTAGATTTAGTGTTTGTGGATCACACCGGCACACAGGTAACGCCTACGACCATAAGCATAGAGATAGATGATATCACTAACAGCATAACCATGAATGGCCCGACCGTATTGAGCCCAACAGGCTCTACAACGGGCAACTACATTTATCCAGCGTTTGCCTCGTCCATGTATCTACAGATTGCAGCGGCGCTAATGCAAATGGATTTCCCTTCTATAGGTTCTCAGTATTGTCAAGTCGGGATGACGTTTACAGCCACAGACTCTGTTACAGGCCAGCCGTTTACGTCGACGGCTCCTATCTGTATTATAGAACTAGTAGGCATACCAACCGTTTCTGGAAATTTTCCGTAACATTTTAAAACACGAGGGTGAGATATCGTGCTATGACCTTTCAACAAACACTACTAGATGATTTCGTCGTCGTGAAGATGATTGACGAGATTCCAAGTCGAATCAAATTACCAGATTGGCAGCGCACCCTTCGCGGTCGCGTCGTCGCCAAAGGTCCGGGAAGACTCCTGTACAACGGCAAGCGCACAAAGATGGCGTGCAGAATCGGCAACCGCGTCGTGTTCGCGGCCACAGCCGGCATGGAAACATCTTACGCTGGTGAATCGGTGAGAATGATGCGGGATAGCGACGTGGATTGTGTTTTGGTGGGAAAAGAACATGTCGCATAAATCACCAGAAGCGCGTCGCGCATACAAGCGGAGCTTATATGATATTAACTGATGAATTAATAGACGTCAGTAATCGCGTTCGCGTTCTTCGTGATAGAGTCCTTCTTAAACCTTTATCATACTTGCATCCCGTTCTGCTAACGCCAGGTATTGAAGTTCAGAAAGGCGTGATTATTGCCGTAGGATACGGTAGACGCGAACGGCGCAAAGTAGCGTTTAAACAATTGGAAGGATACCGTGGTCGCACTTTATACTTTGAAGATGGCGACGAGACAGGACGCATCAAGCCTATGCAAGTAAGAATAGGCGATGTAGTTGAATTCAGTTTCAGAAACATAACCGTCATAGATTTTGACCGGGCAGGTTTCCCAGGTATCGGTGATTTGGTGTTTGTAAACGAGAGCGCGATTTACAGTGTGGATCCAGACGAGTCGCTGAACGAGTGTTTGATGTGGCAGCAGAGCGCTGGATACGACCGTAAGGGCAACTTCATGAGCGGCAGCGAGGATTGGCGTCGTGCCTAACAAGGTGGTATGGCCCACATGCGATCCCGCGACCGTCGCGCCGATCAACAACGGGCGTCCGGATATGTACAACTACATGCCGACGCGCTTCGTCACGCGTGATGAAGCACTTGCACGTGAATGGAAGCATTTCTACATCGGCGAACTGTGCAGGTACGGCCACAAAGCTCCGCGCTACGTGTCAAATAAGAACATCTGCGTCGATTGTGAGCGCCTAAAGGAAGGTCGCACCACGATTGGAGCCAAAGGTGAGGCAGAGTACGTCGAAAAACGACCGTATTCGCAGCCAGTGCGCGCTGGAACAGCTGTCGCACTCAAAGAATTAGAGCCGGATCCGATGGAAAAGCGGTTTTTGACCAAATATGCGGAGCTTCGAAGCTTCTCTAAGGCCGCTGAAGAGTGTGGAAGGCACGAATCGGAGTTTTTAGGCCGACTCAGCTACTCGAAAGTGTTCCGCGACGCCGTGAACCTGCTCGAAGAGGAGTGTGGGCTTGCTCGCACACCGTCATTGACTGAAAAATTCGAGTGGAGCGACGACAAGCGCGTTGTTTTGGCTAGAACCTTCATTGACACCGGCAATTTGATCCTGGCGATGAAAGCAATCGGCGTTTCCAATTACCATTACTTGATGGAGTTGGAGACCAATCAGGATTTTCGCATCCTTATGGATAAATCCGAAGAGATGGCGAAAGGTTTCATAGAGCTAATCGGAGTTGGTTTTGCAATCGACGGCGACTCACGCCTCTTGCAACGGGTGATGGCAGTCAACAACCCTGAGTTTGGTGACCGGATGAAGGTCGACATGAACCTGACTCAGAAAATGACGGATGACCAAATAAATGCAGCACTCCTCAACATTGCAAGACAGCTTGGACATAGAGTCCCAAATTCTCTCCCAGCTGTCGATGCCGAATTTACTGTCACTGAATCGAAACCAGAAGTTGAAGCTTCTGGAGCTGCTTCAGGCGAAGCTGAGACGCAAACAACGGAATCAAATCTCGACCTGGTTTAATACACCAGAGGTTCGCGCCGGTTACCCCAAGCAGATGCAGTTTTTTCGGCATGGGTTGCACTTTACGGAGCGCGGACTATTCGGCGGCAACAGAACAGGCAAGACGCATGCTGGCGTGTATGAAGACGTCTGTCACTTGACTGGAGTTTATCCGGATTGGTGGCCCGGTTGCAAATTCGATCATCCGGTGAACTGGTGGGCCGCCACGGACACCGCGAAGAATACGCGCGACATCTTACAGGAAAAGTTTTGCGGGAAACCAGGCAATATGGCCGCGCTCGGCACCGGCATGATTCCAGGCGATTTGCTCTTACGCCATACGGTTAAGCATGGCATTGCCGATGCGTATGAAAGCGTATTCGTGCGACATGTACCGACTGGTGGCATCTCGACGCTGCAGTTTAAATCGTACGACCAGGGGCGCGAAGCGTTCCAAGGCACGAAGAATGACGGTATCCATCTCGATGAGGAGCCGTCGCTTGATATCTACGTCGAGTGCCTATTGCGACTCATGTCGACAGTGATCGGCGAGCCCAGCGGCATGTTGATTTTGACCATGACGCCGTTGAACGGAATTACGCCACTGATGCTTCAGTACCTCCCTGAACTTTCCCCCATACCGTTAGAAGAGCGGGTAAGCGCACATGGCTAAGGTCGCCGTTCTTCTGGGCATGGATGATGTGCCGCATTTGACGCCTGAAGAGAAAGAAAAAGTTCTCGCGGGCGTTCCGCCGTGGCAGTACGAGTCCCGAACAACTGGTAAACCTGGAATGGGTGCCGGTGCAATTTACCCTATCCCCGAGAGTGAAATTCTTTGTGAGCCATACACCATACCCGACCATTGGCCCCGCTCGTATGGTCTCGATCCGGGATGGAATCGTACCGCAGCCATCTGGTTTGCATGGAATGTTGATAACGGTGGAGTCGTCGCCTACGACGAATACTATCGGGGGCAAGCTGATCCTGCCGTCCACGTCGCCGCAATTAACTCACGTGGCAAATGGATACCCGGAGTAATTGATCCCGCCGCGCAGGCCGCGCGCGGGCTTGCAGGCGAGTTGCTGTTGGACGTCTATCGCGAGTTGGGCCTGATCTTAGAGAAGGCCGATAACGCAGTGGTCCCAGGGCTCGTGCAGTGTTGGGATTGGCTCAGCACCGGCAAATTGAAGATCTTCCGCACGTTGACGCACACGCGCAACGAGATGCGCCTCTATCGTCGCAACGAGAAAGGCGAAATCATCAAGCAGGACGATCACCTTATGGATGCGATGCGCTACAACGTAATGAGCGGTCGCGCAGAGGCGAAGGTGGCACCATCTGGTCAACCAGGCGGCTTGCCGTGGTTTCATTGGAATCCGCCCGCTACTTGGTCGGGCTAACAGGTGAGGTATACATGAGCATTCAGCTGAAGTTCAATCACAAAGACGGCCTGCGCCTTCGACAGCAGATGGCGCATTCCGTAGATCGCACTAGCGATGGTATTGTGGTGAGTGGTAAAGAGTGGCGCTTCGAAGGCGCCGACGTAGATCAAGACCGCGATCTGCGCAAGGTCGACGGTGAAGGTAAGCACATCAAGCTCGGCACGTACACAGTATTTCTTACCGCCGGCATGAAAAATCTGGTGGTGGAAAAGAAAGGTAAAGTCGAGCACATAGATTTCCGCAACAGTTCGCTGCGCAACCAGATGAAGGTCCGCATGCAGACGCTGATTGAGACGAAAAAGGCGAAGGATGGCAAGACGCCGGTCATGGAATGGAAAGACTCTGGCACCGCGCAGTACATTCCACCCAACACGTGGTCTGGAGTTTCTGTTGGCGACGGCGTGCGCTCTATACTAGACGAAATGCCTACGTGAAAAAGGTATGCCCCGAAGTTATTGGTTGGCTATGTACTAGATGTAATCTAGGGTTAGGTTCACTCGGGGATTCGCTTGATGGTATTGAGCGAGCACGCGCATATTTAACAAGGGCGGAACTTCTTTGAGTACTTCGAGTTCTGACAATTACGATTTGATTGGAGATGTGCCAGGCTTCGATGCCGCAGGCGCACGCTCCAATTTGCCGGGCTTCACAGATGTAAATGATCCGGGTACGCTCATGGCCCGCATCAAGCAGTTCTATGATGACGGTGTAGGTGCGTGGGAAGAGAACCGCCGCATGCACTCGGAAGATCTGAACTTCGCTTACAACTCTGAGGCAATGGGTCAATGGGATCCTGTTGTGCTGCAGAACCGTCGTGGCAAACCGTGCTACACGTTCAACCGCGTTCTCGGCCCGATCAATATGGTTGTCGGCGACATGCGCCAAACCAAACCATCCGGAAAAGTTCGCCCAGCGTCTGACGGCGCCAGTGAGCCCGTGGCGGAAGTTTTCGGTGGTCTGTGCCGGTCAATTGAGCAGGCCAGTCGCGCCGAGAACACCTACAAAGAGCAATTCAAGTACGCGGTGGCGGGCGGCTACGGCGCCTGGCGCGTCATGCCGGTGTATATGAAGGATGACGGCAAGGGCGCATTCGACCAAGTACTACGCGTCATCAACATTCCGAATCCGCAAACAGTCATTTGGGATCCGGAGTGCGCGGACGCCTGCGCGGGCGACGCGAATCGTTGCATCATTGCTGAGCGCGTCGCAGAGGACATCTACCATGCATTGTACAAAGATCAGGATGGCGTCAGCTTCAACATCTCGCGGGACAGTTACGGGTGGTTCACCGATAAGGAAGTCCGCATAGCGGAGTACTTCGAGCGCATCCCGTTTGCGAAGCAGATTGCATTGATGACCGACGGCACCGTGAAAGACTACAACGCGGAACTGAAGTCGGTAGAAGCTAAGTTTGACGAGCACGGCATCACGGCCAAGACCCATCCTGGAGTTGTCCGCATTGCCAAAGACAAGAAAGGCAATCTCCGCATCCGCAGCGCTATAAAATGGCGCGTGATGTGGGTGAAAGTCGATGGCTCGAACATCCTCGAAGGTCCGTACGTATATGACTGGAAACGCATCCCTGTGGTGCGTTGCCCTGGTCGCTACGTCAACATAGAGGGACGCAAGAAGTTTCAATCCCTGATCCGTCATTCGAAGGATGCGCAGCGCAGCTACAACAGCCGCGCGTCGGACATGATCGAGCGCAGCGCGCTGATCCCGAAGGCGCCGTACCTCGTCACTGAGGCGATGATCAAAGGTTATGAGAACGAGTGGCAACAGGCGAACGTGCAATCGCGTCCGTTCTTGCCATACAACGTCGACCCGAAGGCGCCAAATCAGGGCATGCCGTTCCGCGTCGAGCCTATCGATATGCCCCAGGGCGCGCTCGCGCTCGCGCAGATGGCGCTCCAGGACATTCAGGCGACGACCGGCTACTTTGATCCGGCGCTTGGCAATGCTGATGACATGAATCGTGTCAGCGGTAAGGCGCTCGTGCAACACACGCGTCGCAGTGATCTAGGCTCATACGAATTTGTTGACGGTTATGGCGAAGCCATTCAGCTGACCTGGGAGATGTTCATCGACATGATCCCTACGGTGTACGATTCGGAGCGCGTGGAGCGCATCATCGGACACGACGGCATCGAGAAGATGATTTCTCTCAACAAAGCTGGCGAAAACGGCGACATCATGAACGATCTCAGCGAGGGATCGTACGATGTTACCACCACGATTGGTCCGAGCTATCAGACCGCGCGTCAAGAGACACTGGCGACACTTATCGATGCGGCAGCGTCTGTACCGAGCGTCGCGCAATTCTGTCCGGATCTTCTGGTCTCGAACATCGACTCTCCGGATGCGCAGGAAATGGCGCGCCGGTTGCGCATCCCGCTCATCTGGCAGGGCATCGTCACGCCAACGGAGAGCGAGAAGGCGGCAGGTATCCCGAAGCAGCCTAACGACCCGACGAAGATGCTCGAACAGCAGCTCCTGCAGTCGCGCGTCCAGGACATGCAAGGTAAGGCCGCCGTCAGCCAGAGCCGTGCGCAAGTGGCGCCGCTCGAACAACACAAGCAGATTTACGAGACCGCTGGCAAGCATCTCGCGAACCTGAAGCTTGCGCATGACATGGGTAACGATCAGGTCGCCGCGCAAGCTGAAGCAAGCGCTGCGGCTGCCGATCAACAGCAGCAACAGCAGCAGCATCAGCAGGACATGCAGCACCAGCAACAGCAGCAGGGAATGAACATGCAGCAGCAGGGTGACCAGCACGTCGCGGATTTGAGTGATCAGGCCCGCCTGCACGCCGCCGATTTGAAACGACAGAATGATTTACATCAGCAGGCGATGTCGCGCGCTGATGCGCTACACCAGCAAGCTATAAAGCATGCTGGTGAAAAGCACTCGCAGAATTTGGAACATGCGAAGCAACTCGCAGCGGTGAAAGCGAAGGCCAAACCTAAGAAAGCGGCCTAATAGTCTTATCTGGTGAGAACAGATAGCGCCCCGTGCAAGCGTATTGCATGACATCTAAACGGAGATACAATCATGGCTTTTACACGCGAAGAGATGGCTGCCTATGAGAAACAGCCGCAGAAAGTTGCCGATCCCGCACCACACGCATTAGCGGATCCCGCACCAAAGAATTTAGACGCCATTCCTGCGGGCGATACGCAGGAAGTCGATACCGCCGACGCAGCTGTTGCTGCAGACCCATCGGGCGATGTTGAAACGGACCCGGCCGAACCGGGTGATGGGACTTCGGACGAAAATGCGGACCCGTCCACCGCAACCGCCGATCCCAGCGGCGAAATCGAGCCCCCAAAGAAAGGCTCCGCTGGCGAACGCATACAGGAACTCAATGACCTGATGCACGGGTATAAAGAGTTTGGTAGGGAGAAGTCAGAGGAAGTCAAAGCGCTGCGTGCCGAAATCGCAAGGCTTACCGCGTTGTCCACCGGCAAGACAACCGCTACGACAAAGACTGATGAGACTCCCGCTGTCGATGCTGATGAACCGATGCCCGATCTTGCGGACCCGGACGTCAACTATGACGCAGACAAACTCCGAGCGAAGACGCAGAAGTGGGTGAAGAAGCAGATTGCGCAGGGAGCGCGAGCTGTGGTTCAGGAAGCCACTGGAAAGAATCAAGTTGAGACATTGCGATCAACCTTTGAAGCAAGAGCTAATACCTTTGCGGAAACGCATAAAGATTGGAAAAAAGTAGTTTCAAATCCAGAATTCATCGCACACCAACTCGCTCCAGCGGCATCTCTTGCCGTAGCAAAATCTGATCTCGGTCCCGATCTTGTTTACCGCATGGGCACTGACCTGGAACTCGCGGCTCGCATCGCGAAGATGCCAGTGGCAGACCAACTGGAAGCAATCGGTGAACTGAAGGCAGAAATCAAGGCCAAGAAAGCAGCGGCCGCTTCAACCAACACTTCGGATCCAGCGAACAAGTCAACGAATACTGTGCCGGGTGCGAAACCCGCCAACAAGAAGTCCGTCACACAGGCTCCTAATCCCCCGACCGCGACACGCGCAGCCGGACGTGCTCAGCAACGCGAGGAAACCGATCCCTCAATGGATATGGATGAATTCGCGCGCCAGCATAGGGATAAGAGACAACTAGCCCGCAAGCAGAACCGATCTGCTAGGGGGCTCGGCTAACAAAAAGGGTTTTTTCAACAGTGGCTAATTCACTAATCACTGCTCAATGGGTGGCGCGAAAGGCATTGGTCCTTCTCCACGCTAAGAGCAACTTCACGGGTCGCACGAACCGTGATTACCAGAGCTTGCTGCCTGGCCCGATCAACGGCGTCATCCTTGGTCAACAGCTCTCGATCCGTCTGCCGTTCCAGTACACACTCCGTACCGGCCCGCAGATGAACGCGCAGAACAGCGTACAGCGTTTCGCCACGTTGCTGGTCAACCAGCAAGTTGGTGTCGACGTCAACTTTACGTCAGTTGAGCGCGCGATGTTGTTGAACAATTTCGAAGAGCAGGTTCTTGAGCCCGCGATGGCCCGCATGGCCGCCGGTATCGAAACTATCTCGACGGCGTTGACCAACAACGTGCCGAAGTTCACGGGCGCCTACAATGCGACCGCGACCTACGCACAGCTGCTCCAGAACGAGCAGTATCTGACGGAATCCCTGGCTCCCGAAGATGATCGTCGTACGTTCACGGCAACTCCGCAAACGTCACGCTTCTTCGTGAACGACAACAAGGGTCTGTTCAATCCTGAGAGCACGATCTCTGATCAGTGGCTCGAAGGCGTCATCGCGGAGAAGGCAGCCGGTTACGTCTGCTTCCGCAACACGAAGATGCCGACGCACACCGTCGGTACTTTCAGCACGACTGCAGCTCCCGCTGTGAACGGCGCTGGACAGAGCAATTCGGGCGCGGGCAACGCGTTCGTCAGCTCTTTCTCGCTGGTCACGAACGGTTGGGCGTCGGGTCTCACCACTGTAAACGCGGGCGACGTGATCTCTATCGCGAACGTCAACGAAGTGGATCCTGAGACGAAGGCTTCGCTCGGACGTGTCAAGCAGTTCGTGGTCAACACGACTGTGTCGGATACGGCTGGTGCGATCACCTTGTCGATTTCCCCCGGAATCATCACGGGCGGTGCTTATCAGAACGTAGACTCGGTCCCGGCCACTGGCGCCCTGATCTCGGTCTTCGGTCAGAGCGGCGCGGCTGCCCTCAGTGCGATCTCCGGAGCGCTGCTCAAGCAGTCCCTCGGCTGGTATCGCGATTCGATTGTGTTCGCTAACCCCCCGATGCTCGATCTCAGCCCCCTCGTCAAGATGACGGCTGCGGAGAGCTTCGAAGGTTACAACATTCGATTCGCTCAGCAGTGGGATCCCAGCAACGACGTGCTTCCGGCGCGTCTTGACTCGATTGTTGGCGTCACGCTCGCTTATCCCGAGCTTGCCGTTCGCAACATCGAGCTGCCGTCCGCTTAATCTGTAACAACCACAAAGGAAAACGAAAATGGCTAACATACAGGTTGGTTACGGTCATAGCGACTCGGTTGGTGTCCCGTTTGATTTCTACGCGAGCGCGACTGGTGTTGTGACAGGTACAACGATTGCGATGCAGACGAACCAGCTGGTGTTAAACCCGGCTGCGACGATTGCCGCGCTAACAGTGACCCTGCCCCTCAACCCGGTTGACGGTGCTTTCGCTGAAATCAGTTCAACGCAGATCATCACGGCTATAACTGTCAATGCAAACACGGGCGATGTCATCGTCAACGGCGTCCTTGGCGCCGCGTCGACGATCACGCCTGTGGCGTCCACTGGTGGCTCGGCCACCGCGTGCCTTCGCTACAAGTACACGTTGGCTGGCTTCCAAGCTGGCAACGCGACTGCAGTGAATCCGCGCACGTGGATCCGCGTACAGTAAGAGAAAAAGAAAAAGCGCGACAGCCCTCACCCTGATCGCGCGCAACGTGAAAGCCCACGGATTTAAGAAGGCTTGGCAGTCGGAGAGACGACATTTATTTGGAGAGTATGCGTGACCGCTACCAATCAGCAGATCA